TTGTGAAAAGTTAATTTTAAAAACCATTGACCAACAAACTTATAATAGAATGCAAAAATGTTATTATTGTCAAATGGAATTTGAAGCTACTTTACAGAGAGAAGGGAAGTGGAATGATTGGGTTGCTGATATGGAAAAGAAAAGGTGGGATGGTATATTAAAAGAATATGAACAAGAAATAGCAGAAATTAAACAAAAAAATCCATTTGATAAAACTGTCGCTAACGCTTTAGCTTCCAATGAACATAGAAGATGAGTAATTTAAAGCAAGCAATAAAAGTAAATTATTTAAAATGTGTACAAGACCCGTCATATTTTATTAATCAATATTGTGTTATTCAACACCCACAACGTGGTAAGATTAAATTTAAATTATATCCATTTCAGCATGATGTATTAAAGTCATACCAAGAAAATGATTATAATATTATATTAAAATCAAGACAATTAGGTATATCAACATTAAGTGCTGCTTATGCCTTATGGATGATGTTATTTCATAATGATAAAAATGTATTATGTATTGCCACTACAAAAGATACGGCTAAAAATATTGTAACTAAGGTTCGTATTATGTATGATGGGCTACCGAGTTGGTTAAAGACACAAATTGTTGAAAATAATAAATTATCATTAGTGTTTAAAAATGGTAGTCAAATAAAAGCACTTGCTTCTACTGAATCTGCTGGTCGTTCAGAAGCATTGTCTTTATTAATACTTGACGAGGCTGCTTTTATTGATAAGATTGATACAATATGGACTGCTTCTCAACAAACACTTGCAACTGGTGGTCAATGTTTAGCCATCTCTACACCAAATGGTGTTGGTAATTGGTTTCACAAGACTTGGTTAGATGCTACAGATGAGGTTAATGCATTCAATACAATTAAACTTCACTGGACTGCACATCCTGATAGAGATCAAAGTTGGAGAGATGAACAAGATAAGAACTTAGGTCCTACGCAGGCTGCACAAGAATGTGATGCTGACTTCTTGAGTTCTGGTCGTTCAGTAGTTGATCCCGCTATTTTGGGGTGGTATAAAGAAAAAATGTGCTGTGAACCTATGGAAAAAAGTGGGTTTGATAGAAATCTTTGGATATGGGGATATCCTAATTACTCAAAACAATATATAATATCTGCTGACGTAGCACGTGGAGATGGAACTGATTTTAGTGCCGCTCAAGTATTTGATTTAGAAGAAATGGAACAAGTAGCAGAATATAAAGGTCAATTAGGAACAACTGAATTTGGTAATTTCTTAATTGAACTGGGAACTAAATATAATGATGCTATATTAGTAGTGGAGAATAACAATATAGGTTGGGCTACATTGCAGACTATTATTGATAGGGGATATGAAAATTTATTTTATCAAGAGAAAAATAATTTAATTGTCGATGATGATAATCAACATACGAATAGATATAGAAACATTGATAAGAATAAAGTACCTGGTTTTACAACTACAATGAAAACTAAACCATTACTTGTGGCAAAGATGGAAGAATATACAAGAGAGAAAATGGTCAAGTTAAAATCAACACGATTAATTGATGAACTTTTTGTATTTATATATAATAACAGTAAAACTGAAGCTCTTGCTGGGTATAATGATGATTTGGTAATGTCTTATTCTATATTATTATGGATTAGAGATACTGCTATTCGTATACAATCAGAGAGAAATGAATTTCAAAGTAGTTTGGTGGATTCAATTGGAAATTTAAATGAAAGGTCTCCAATTATGACACCAAATAAACCTGTAGATAATCCATACGAGATGGATATTAATGGTGAAAAAGAAGATTTAACTTGGTTATTGGGGTAAATTATGGCAGATAATATTTTTAGTAAATTAGGTAGATTATTTCAATCTAATGTAATAATTAGAAAAACAGATGATAATCGTTTGGTTGTAAAGGATTTGGATTTCAGTCAAACTAATTTACAATCAAATTTTATTGATAGATATCAGCGATTGATGCAAAATACCTATTCAAGTCCACATCATGCTGCACAAAATCGTAGAGCGGCTTATGAGATACACAAACGTACTTTGTTTAGAGACTATGAGATGATGGATCAAGACCCGATTATTGCTTCTGCTCTTGACATTTATTCAGATGAATCAACAATTGATAATATTGAGGGAGAAATTTTAAAAATAAAGACGGAGAATAGTAAAATTGGAAAAATTCTTCATAATTTATACTATGATATTATAAATATTGAATTTAATTTATGGAGTTGGATACGAAATCTAACCAAGTATGGTGATTTTTATTTATTACTTGATATCGTAGACAAGTATGGTGTAGTGAATGTAAAACCAATAAGTGCTTATGATATTACTAGATTAGAAGATCACGATTTGGCTAATCCACAATTAATTCAATTTGAAATAGAAGATGATAAAAAAGAAGTAAAAGAAAATTATGAAATTGCTCATTTTAGATTAATGAGTGATACTAATTTTTTACCATACGGTAAATCACAATTAGAAGGTGGTAGAAAGGTATTTAAACAATTAATGTTGATGGAAGACGCCATGTTAATTCATCGTATCATGAGAGCACCTGAAAAAAGAATTTTTAAAATTGACGTTGGAAATATACCACCGAGAGAAGTGGAACAATTTATGCAAAAAATCATCAATAAGATGAAAAAGATTCCTGTTATTGACCAAAGTACAGGAGAGTATAATTTAAAATATAACATGGAGAGTGTAACGGAAGATTATTTCCTACCAGTTCGTGGTGGTGATAGTGGAACTTCTATTGAAACTCTTCCTGGTTTATCTAATAATGATGCTATAGAAGATGTTGAATATTTGAGAAACAAACTAATGGCAAGTCTTAGGATTCCAAAGGCTTTCTTGGGTTATGAGGAAGGATTAAGTGGTGGTAAAGCCACATTGGCTGCTGAGGATGTTAGGTTTGCTCGTACTATTGAGAGATTACAAAAAATTGTCGTGAGTGAATTAACAAAAATAGGTATAGTTCATTTATATTCTCAAGGGTTTAATGATTCAGATTTAATAGATTTTGATTTAGAATTACAAAATCCATCCATGATTCATGAACAAGAGAAACTTGAATTATTAAATCAACAAATTGAAGCAGCTGAAAAAGCTATGGATACTAAATTATTTTCACGTAAGTGGATTTATGACAATATATTTGATTTTTCAGATGATAAGAAAAAACAAATATTTGAAGATATTGTTGAAGATACAAAACAAAAATATAGATTCGAACAGATTGAAACCGAAGGTCAAGACCCTGCTGAACAACCAGTAGAACCATCAGAAGATGATGATATGGCAAGACCAGGCGATTGGGGTGGAAGTGAAAAAGAACATTTTGGTAAAAATAAACCAAGAGAAGATGACGGTAAACTTAAAAAAGCCGATAGAAGTTATGGAAAGAGGGAATTTAAGGGTGGTTCTCCATTAGCTACTAATAAAGCACATACTGCTATTACTCGTGAGGGTATTTTAAGTCAATTAAAGAATAAATTCCCCAAAAAAGATTCTTCATTATTAAGTGAAGATAATATAATAGAAGAGTAAATACTCACTTATTCTAAATTACATTATATTTATATATGAATAATTGTATAAAAATACATTGGAAAATTTATGACTAAATTCAGACATAGTAAATTGAGAAATGCTGGACTTTTATTTGAATTTCTACTAAGGCAGGTGACAGTAGATGTTTTGAATAAGAAAAAAGATTCCCCGGCCATAAAAATCATTAAAAAACAATTTAATGAACATACTGAAATCGGAAAGGAACTGGCATTATATAATTTGATAACAACGAAAAAATTTAAATCAGATAAAAAAGCTGATTTCTTTTTGTCCGAAGTATTGAGACAAAGGGAAAAGTTAAATAATTCTGTATTACGAAGAGAAAAATATAATATCATAAAGAGTATTAAAGAACACTATGATATTAATCAATTATTTTCTTCAAGCGTACCTAATTATAAAGTCTATGCCTCTACTTATAAGTTGTTTGAAGGTATTAGTGAACTAAGTGCTGATGAAAAAACAGAAAGTTATTTTATTATTTTAGAAAACGTTACTACAATAACTACTAAAAAAACTGATACTTTTATGTATGAAGAATTGAAAGATAAAGATTTGAGAATTTTAACATACAAAGCTTTGTTGGAAAAATTTAATAAAAAATATACTAATTTGAGTGAACCTCAAAAACAAGTATTAAAAGAATATATTAGTAATATTTCAAATACTAATAATTTTTCTTTATTTGTAGAAAATCAAATACCTGTTTTAAAAACTAAACTGAATAAAAAAGTAAGTAAAGTTAAAGATAAGGTATTAAAAATTAAACTACAAGAAGCAGTTAATTGTGTTGATAAATTTTGTTTAAATGAATCAAAACAAACGGATGACAATTCTGTTGTTCAATTGTTGAGATATTATGAACTTGACAAAGAACTCAACAAAATTTAATTCGTTAGTAAGGGAACTTACTCATGGATTATTTAAAAAGAAGTTAAAAGAAATGACTTCAACGGCAAGTATTGATGGATTTGAAACACCTAATGCATTTGGAAAGACCAGTAAGAAGAAGAAGAAAAATCTTGAAAAACAAACTGGATATAAATTTATAGATGAGGATGTAAGTAGTAGTGATATGAATAAAATAAAAAAAGAAATTAGAAAAGAAGTATCCGACATTCTATTTGATATTTGGGTAAAACGATCATCTTGGGGGGGTAAATAATGTATAACGTAGATCCTAATGATAGTACAAAATCAGTACCGAAACCTTTAGTTTCTGATAATCCATCTTTTATACAAGCCTTTGCTACAGATGCTGCAGCTCAAGTTGCTAATCCAGCTAAAGGTACGATGACTTATAGTGTTGCGTCTGATAAGATTTTTATATACAATGGCACGGCGTGGAAAACTTTCACTAGAGATTAATATAGGATAATAATATGAATAAACAATTATTAGTAGACGTTAGACCGTTTGATGTTTCAACAACAAAGATAAATGAATCCATTAGTGAGAATAATGGAAAATTAATCGTTAAGGGTGTATTACAGAGAGCAGAAGCCAAGAATCAAAATGGTCGTATATATCCAAGAGAAGTATTGTTAAAAGAAGTTGGAAAATATCTAGAACATCAAGTAACAGAAAGAAGAGCTTTAGGGGAACTTGACCATCCAGATTCATCAGTAGTGAATTTAAACAACGCATCACATAATATTATTGAGATGCATTGGGATGGAGATGACTTATTAGGAACAGTTGAGGTATTGTCTACACCAGCCGGTAACATATTAAAAGAATTATTTAAATCAGGCATCAAACTTGGAATCAGTTCAAGGGGATTAGGTTCTGTTGAGCCAATGAAAGAAGCAGATGGCGAAGATACTGTTGAAGTTCAACCTGACTTTGAATTAATTGCTTTTGATTTCGTATCCAATCCATCTACACAGGGAGCATTTATGAGACCTGTAAATGAATCCGTTCAACCTAAAACTCCAGAAAACAATATAGAAAGAATTATCAACTCAATAATGAGAGGGTAATTCGATGCCTTTTAAATCCGAAAAACAACGGAAATGGATGTGGGCAAAAGACCCTGAAATGGCCAAGAAATGGGAAAAAGAAGAATCCCTGACAACCGAAAGTGGTATTTTATATAGAGCTGGCGTAAAGAAATACGGCAAAGAAGGAATGAAGAAAATTCAATCCGCCGCCGGTAAAAGAAAATCACACGCTGAAATTGGTGCAATTAAAGACAAATATGAGAAAGATAAAAAGGAATCTGTAAGTGAAAAGGCTGAAAGAGATTATAAAGACGAATATAAGAAGTTTCAATCATCTGATAAATCAAAAAAATATAGAGCTGAGTTAAATCAATATAATCGTAAGAAAGGTACTTATGGAAATGGAGATGGAAAAGATGCTTCACATAAAGGTGGAAAGATTGCGGGATTTGAAGCAGAATCCAAGAATCGTGGTAGAGCCGAAAAGAGTCGGTTAAAGAAAGAAGCCAAAACTGTATCTATAGATGGCGAACAATTGATGAACTTTTTGATGAAAAGATTTAAATATAGTAAGAAACAAGCCATCGCCACAATGAAGAAACATAAGATGGATACATCCTTTCTGAAAAAAGAAAGTCCTGATTTCAATCCAATGATTGATACGATTTTAGATGATGTTATTGATGAATATCAAACTACTAAAAATGAAGGTAAGTTTGGAAAATTTGACACCGGAGCAGGTTTTAAAGGTAATGGTATGACCATATATGATAGAAATCAAGAAAAGAGTGGTGATTTTAAAAATATAGCTCATATAGGTGAAGATGGTAAAATTACTATATATGACAAGAATGTTAAAAAGGAAACCAAGTTGATGCAATCATTGAATAAGATATCACAAGAATTTAAAAAAACATTTAAAGAATCCGTAAATGAAACTGTTTATCAATTCAAAAAATATACCAATACTCAAATGGATAAATTAGATGCCTTGTTATCAAGAGCTGGATACAAGGGAAAACCAGATTTTAATAAAATGACATGGACAACAAAAGATAAGAATTCAAAGATAGAAAAGATTATAAAAAGTAAAGGTGGAAAAAAAATAAAAGAATCGGTAAATGAAAAAATGGATCCAGAACAATATCACAAATATATGCAATATGTTTTTGATACTCAATTTAAAACACCGGAAGAGAAAAAAATGAAAAAATCTATTGTTAAAAAAATAAATGTTGGTCAAAAGAAAAAAGGTTTACCAGTATTTAAAGAATCCACAAATGAAGGAAAACTTTCAGAAGATTACAAAAACTCTGAATGGGAAGTATATGTTGCTGATGAGGCTTATGGTAAAGAAAAAATTGTGAAAAAAGCTAAATCTAAAAGAGCCGCAGTTATTCTTTACAATAAATTAATTAATTCAGATAAATATGCAGAAGTTGGAATGAGAGTAGTTAAAGAATCCGTAAATGAAGGTCAAAAACGAGAAGCGAGTAATATAATCAATAAATTTGACCAAGCTTATATAAAATTCTCAAAAGAAATTAGAGATATAATTAAAATGGTAAATAGGTCAACTAATGAAAAAACAGACGGAAAGATTATAGATAAAGCATATTCAAAACATCTTATTCCACTTGATAAATTAATGCAGAGTTGGAGTAGAGGACAACAAGAGGATCCTCATATAAAAGAATCAGATTTAGGACTTACATATAAAAAAGGTAAAACAGTAAAAGTCAAACATAAAACATCTGGAAAAAGACTTGTCGTTGTAGATAAACCAGCCGTAAGAAAAGAATACGAAAAAATAGGATATTTTGCTGAATCCGTAGATGAAATGAAAAAACTATTTCAAATAACAGCAGTCAAAAAGGCAATCGCTATAGCTAAAAAGATGAAAGGTAATATGACTGGTGCTGTAAAGAAGATTGAAAAAATGAATAGAGGATTATCAGACGAACCCGATGTGGCAGCTGCTCTTAAAAAAGCAAATGAATCCGTAAATGAAATTAATGGTGTAGATTTAGCCAAAAAAGTTTTGAAAGATAAACAACATGAAAAGGGTATTGATTTACAAACGGCAAATTTAATAGTTACAATAGATAAAGCATATGATAAAAATCCATCATTACAGAAAAAATTTAGAGCGATACCATTAGCAAAAATGAAAAAATTAATTAGTCAATATAGCAAGTAGGAGATAGGTTATGCCAGTAGAAAAAATTAAAAGTATATTACCAACAGGACCTGATGTAGCACATGGTGGGGATGGTTTACCTGATTGGATGCAGTTCACTATTACGGCTGCTATGTTTGGATTATTATATTGGATATTGAGTTTACTATTTCATCCAAAATTAGAATTAGATCCTACACATAGAGATTTATTAAACATTATTTTAGGTAGTTTTATTGCTTCTTTTGGTAAGACGGTAGATTTTTGGTTCAGACATTCTAAGAAACCAAAGGGTGAGGCTTAATCATGGGTTTATTAAGTACACTTACTAGCGCTGCTGGTTCACTATTAGGTGGTGATACGATAAAAGATGTAGGGAATATTATAGATAACCTACATACTTCGGGTGAAGAAAAAGAAGAAGCAAGACAAAAAATTACACAAATATTAGCTCAAGCCGAACAAGCTGCTCAAGCTCAAGTATCTGCTCGTTGGGAATCTGATATGAAACACGGAAGTGTCTTGAGTAAGAATATTAGACCATTGACTTTGGTATTCTTAACCGTAATATTTACAATTTTAAGTATATTTGATGGTAATTTGACAATTGCCGGAGAGGATTTTACAATAGGAGCAGCATATGTTCCTGTATACCAGACATTATTAATGACCGTATATGCGGCTTATTTTGCTGGTCGTTCAATTGAAAAAGTAAAACAGGTGAGTAAATAATGGCATATCGAGTATTAATGGAATTACTTCCAAGACCCGACAGTATAGAAGAATGGATTTGGAATGAACCAAGTAGTCCAAAAGCCGATTCTACTGGTGGAAAAGCTTGGACTGGTAAATTAACTTCAGGTGGTACTGTTTGGGAATATTCTACCCAAAGTGCTGCTAATACAAAGATGGCACAATTAGATACAGCTGACTCAACTAATAGACGATATAAAGTCGTGGAGATATAAATGATTAAACTAAAAGATTTACTAAAAGAAAGCGCTCCAGGATTTGAAAATAGACAATTCGGTGATCCACTTCCTACATTACGTGATATAGCAAAAAAACATCAAGAGAAGAACGGAGAAATTAAAGAAGAACTTATAGCAGAAAAGAAAGAACTTGGTGGAGCTATCATTAATACAATTGATAGATTAACCGATAGTAATAATCACAATGAAGCTAGATTACAATTAGCTAAATCCTTTTTGGGTAAAAATTCACCATTAGTTAAGGGTTATGAATCTTTAATATCATTACATAATTTATTAGGTGATATGAATACATTGATGAAAGCTAGAGAGAAAATGGATAAGATGTTATTTACTGGTGCAAAAAGAGTGTATAGTGATTATGATGCTATACATAGTGTATTCTAATGATTAGTTTAAAAAATTTAGTCAAATACGTTAGAGAGGCAAAGATTGCTAAACCAAGGCGAGGTAGAGAAACACCTTTGGATGCTAATGTACAAATACCTGGATTTGGTGTGATGACACGAAAACAAATGCAAGGTAGTATTCAAAGATATATTGCTGAAGTATCCAAGTATGTCAAGAAAGGTGATGTGGAAGCTGCTTATAATGCAATGTATAAAAGAAAAGTATTAAAAGGATTTTTAGAAACTGAAATTCAACATAGTGGGAAATAGTGATGATTAAATTAAAAGAATTACTAAATGAAGCATCAGTTCCTAGAAATCAACTAAATCGATTAGGTAGTGAATTAAACAAAGCTAGTGATATGATAATTAAAATTACCGACAAGTATAAAAAAGAAGGTGATATTGAAGGGATGGTACAGGCTTGGATGAGAGGATTGCATTTAAGATTGAAAAAGAATGGAATCAAAATATGATTAAGTTAAAAGATTTACTTACAGAAGCTAAGTTTTCAAATGACCAAATAGAGATTCTACGGAAGTCTTACGGAACTCTTAAAACGATGAATCCAACTTCACCTACCTATAAGAAATTTATTAAGTTTTTAGAGAAGCTGCCTAAAGATCAATTGAAACAGTTAGCAGGTGCTAATATAAAATTTATATCAATGTTAGCAAAGAATAGGATTAAAGGTGAAAGTGTAAATGAAAAAGTAGCAAGACCATTTTCAGAACATTTAAGAAAAGCACAAGATGAAATTGAATACATGATATCCAATGGACCTAATCCTGATGGTGATGATAGTGTTTATGATAAACCAAGGGAAGCTATGAAACTATTACAGATAGCACAGAAATCATTAGGTAAAATAAAATAAAACATATTTATTAATATGAAAGACTACATTAAATATAACGGAAAAGAATATAAAAGAGTTGACGAGGGTGTTGATGGAAGAGTCTCCGTCAAAGAAGTCAAGTCTTGGTTAAAAGGATTAGAAGAATTCAGATATCGTAAGATACCAGGAGTTGATGCACGAAGAATCACTTCATTCGTAAATAATGGTTTAAGTGAAACAGACCTACCAGCATCACTACAAAAGAAATGGGGAAATGCTAAATACAGTAGAGAAAAACATTTAGCTGATAAGTTCGTAAAAGAAAGAATCAGTCGAAAATTAGCACGAAATGAATCAAATCATCCACTTAAAGAACAATATAATAAATTGTTCAAAAATAAGGTAGTAATATGAGAAATATAAAATTAATGGGTTTAATCGAAGATTTGGGAATAATGGCCGATGAAAAACCTGTAGTAAATAAACATGAAGTAATTGAAGCAGTAAAGTCATATGCTAGAGTTGGAAAACAAATCCAAGTCAATAATGGTATTATGGAAGCTGCTAAACAACTAGCTCAAATGGCCGAAGCTGCTCAAAATCATATATTAAGTGAAACAGATGATTGGTTTGATGGAGTTAGTGTAAAGAGAAACATGAAAGAACTTAAAGGTTTGACAGGACAGTTTAGAAAAACTGCTGTTGAGGCAAATGCCACTAATCAACGACTTTCTGCTCTTTACGAAGATATGGGAAATATATTGAATCGTTACTATGATATCGATGAGGCTTTAGATCCAGTTGGTGATGAAGATGACGATGTTGATAACGATGGTGATTCCGATGATAGTGATGCATATTTAAAGAAACGTAGAGATGCGATTTCTAAGGCCGTCAAGGGAGATGGTTAGGGAATTTTTATTTTGTTCGCTTTTATTGTGGCAAATTGGTTTTATTGTTTACCTTTTATTAAACAAGTTTTATCAACCGAAGAAATTATTTATACAACCATCTGTAAGACCACTTGCAGTTGAAGTAGATTTACCAAAAAAGAAAATTGAACACGTTGATATAGAGATGAAAAAACAAATCAACACGCAAAAACCAACATCATCATCGGTTAAATCGGATGAAGTTATCAAGGGTAAAGTAAAGACTCAAAAAAATAAATTAAAAAAACTAAGAGGGTTATGATATGGCAAAAGGATTAGATTGTGGAACATCATTTTATATTGCTGCCACAGAAGATACAATTAAAAAACAAAGAAATGCATTCTTAACTGTCGATGGGGAGGTGAACCAAGTCAAGAGAATGCTAAAAAGACAAGGAATACCCTTTGTTGAGAAAGCTGGTAAAGTACATATAGTTGGTAAACACGCTTTTAATTATGCTCAAATATTCAGTACGGCAGAATTAAAACGACCAATGAAAAGTGGGTTATTAAATCCTACTGAAAAAGATTCTTTACCTGTATTGAATGCTATCATTGGTGAACTCTTAGGTGATGCTAAAGACAATGAAACTTGTGTTTATTGTATACCATCTAAACCAATTGATGTTCAAAGAGAAACGAGTTATCATGAAGATGTATTGAGAACTATTATTGAACAGTATGGATATAAGGTCAAGAAAATAGAAGAGGCAGTTGCCATAGGATACGAGGGATTAGTTGATACTCAATTAACTGGTGTTGCAATCTCAATGGGTGCCGGTATGTGTAATATTGCCGTCATGTATCAAGGAATGACTGCTTTATCATTTAGTGTCAGTCGTGGCGGTGATTGGGTTGATGAAAACGTATCTATGGATACAGGTGTTTCATCGGCTAAAGTTACTAATATAAAAGAAACATCCACTACGTTAGATTTAAGTAGCGCGACTTATCAAAATATTTATGAAGAAGATACCGATGAGGCGAATGTATTGATTGCAATTCGTTCTTATTATGGTGCTTTGATTAATTACTTATTGACAAACCTAAAGGTTCAATTTGAAGGTGTTGAAAATGTACCTAATTTTCCTGAACCAGTACCTATCGTAATAGGTGGTGGTACGGCATTAGTGAAGGGATTTTTAGATGTCTTTAATGAACAGTTTGACCAAGATGAATTCCCAATACCAATTTCAGAAATAGTTTTAATAGAAGATGCCCATACTGCTGTATCTCGTGGATGTCTTTCTGAAGCACAATTAATAGAAGAAGATGAAGATGAATAAAAAAGATAAAAAAGATTTACAGAAACAAAACAATACATTACTATATGTTAGTGTAAAGGATAATAATATTGAACGAGCTCTTAGAGAATTTAAAAAAAGAGTAAAGAATTCTAACTTATTATTAGAATTACGAGAACGGGAATGTTATGAAAAGAAATCCGCGAAAAAAAGACGACTTGGAAAGCTAAAAGCATTGAAAATAAAAATGTCACAAAGGGATTAGTTTTTACTTTTTACTTATACTTATAGTTAACCTCAATACACCATGACCTATATGGTGTCTAAAATAGAAATTCCTATTAAAGTTCCAGAATAACTTTATTCCAATATAACACATATATGGAGACAATTATGTCTGATTTATTAAAAGAAGCTATTGCAGATGCAAAAGCAGTTCGTGAAACAGCATTACAAAACGCTAAGATGGCTTTAGAAGAAGCTTTTACTCCGCATTTGAAATCAATGTTATCAGCAAAACTTGCTGAAGATGATGATGAAGATGAAGAAAATCCTTTTGCTAGTGATGAAGAGGGTGAGGAAGAAGAAGCTGAAGATATGGCTCGTGAAGAAGATGAAGGTGATGAAAATCCTAATCCTTTTGCTGATGAAGATGAAGAATCTGAACCAGAAATGGAAGAAGAAGGAATCATTGAAATCAATGGTGTTAAGTATGCCCCAGTAGTATCCGAAGAAGATGAAGAAGAAGAGAATCCTTTTGCTGATGATGAAGAAGAAGTAGAAGAATCTGAAGAACTTGATCTTGAAGCTGTAATCAAAGAACTTGAACAAGAAATTGCTGAAGCTGACGACTCTGACGATGAAGACCTTACTGAAGGTCCCAAAGAAGATGAAGAAGCAGAAGTAAAAGAAGAAGTTGAAGAGATTACTGAAGAAGATGACGATGAAGATAAAGAAGAAGTTGATGAACAATCTAAATCCGATTCTGAAGAAGATACTGAAGTACATGAATCTGCTGAAACTCTGCAAACAGAGCTTAAAGAGTATAAGGAAGCCGTCACATTTTTACGTGATAAGCTTCATGAAGTTAACATCCTTAACGCAAAACTTTTATACACAAATCGTTTGTTTAAAGAATTTGCCCTAAGTAATAACCAAAAGATGAAGATTGTTGAGACCTTTGATAGAGCTCAAACAACTCGTGAAATCAAATTGGTTTATTCTACTTTGGCAGAATCTTACAAAGACGGCGGTTCAGTTAAAAAGAATGAAATTAAGGAATTTGCTAGTAAAAAATCTGGAACAACTGCACCAAAGACAAAGATTATCTCTGAAGAGAATCAAGTCGCAGATCGTTTCAAGAAACTTGCTGGCATTTTAAATAATTAATCACAATTAATTTTGGAGAACGAAAATGAGTGATATAAACACACTTCTCGACCCTTCCCCTATGAGGAAGCAGAAAGATGAATCACAAAAACTCGTAGCAAAATGGAGTAAATCTGGTCTTTTAGAAGGAATGGATAGTGATTGGCAAAAATCTGGTATGGCTGTATTGCTTGAAAACCAGGCTCGTCAATTAATATCTGAGAATTCTAAAACTTCCCCTTCCGCAGGTGGCGGAGTAGGTGATGAAGAATGGTCAGGTGTAGCTCTACCTTTGGTACGAAGAGTATTTGGTAACATTGTTGCACAGGAATTAGTTTCTGTTCAACCAATGAATTTACCCTCCGGTCTGGTATTCTATCTTGATTTCAAGTATGGAAATTCAGTCGGTAAAATGACATCTGGAGATTCAATAGGCGGTAATACTGGTCCTAACACTCCATCTGGATCTAAAGGTCCTTATGGTGAAGATAGTGGATTCTATGGAACTGGTCGTTATGGCTTTTCCATAAGCGCATCAAGCGTATCCCAAGCTTTTACGGCTGGTGGTGCAGCATCTTTTCAAGACTTAGACTTTAATTCTGAAGTATCTGCTTCAATGAATACAGGTCATGGTTTTTTTAAGGTAGTTGCTGCTAAAACTGCTTTTCCTAACGCGGATTTTAAAGCAGTTCGTGCATGGGGTGTTGCAGATCCTGCAGCTCCTGGTGCCGCATATATCTTACCACAATTTACAAAAGTTGTTGGTGCTAATGTGCAATTAACTGTATCCGCATCATTAGCTTCTCAAACTACTGGATCTTATACGATCAAGTATTTGAAAGAAAATACTGCTGCTAATAGAGGTGACTTTGAAGATCGTATTGGTAATGCTACTGTTGATCAACTTTCAATTCCTGAAGTCAATTTGGAACTTAGGTCTTTACCTATTGTTGCTAAGACTCGTAAGTTGAAAGCTGTTTGGTCACCTGAGTTAGCTCAAGACCTTAATGCTTATCATAGTGTTGATGCTGAAGCTGAATTGACAAGTATGTTGAGTGATTACATTGCAATGGAAATTGATTTGGAAATCCTTGATATGTTGGTTAGTGATGCCCAAACAACTGATTACTGGTCAGCTAAAGCTGGTGAGGATTATGATTCCGGTACTAGTGCATTCGTAACTAATACATTCTACGGAACTCGGTTTGAATGGTATCAGACTCTTGTTGCTAAGATTCAAAAAGTATCAAATGAGATTCATCGTTTGACACTTCGTGGTGGTGCTAATTTCGTTGTTTGTTCACCGAAAGTTGCTACTATCCTTGAATCATTACCTGGCTACAATAGTTCACCTGGTGACGCTGACGCGGCTGCTACTCAATTTGCTATGGGTGTTTCCAAAGTAGGACAAGTTGCTGGTCGTTTTACGGTTTATAAAAATCCGTATATGACTGAAAACAACATCCTTGTTGGATTCCGTGGTTCAAACTTCTTAGAAACTGGTGCTGTATACAGCCCTTACGTACCACTTATTACAACTCCATTGGTTTATGATCCAAGTGATTTTACTCCAAGAAAAGGTGTGATGACTCGTTACGCTAAGAAAATGATCAGGCCTGAATTCTATGCTAATATTAAAGTTAAATCTTTGGATTTAAT